GTAGAATCAATAAAGGTCGCTACTGTGAAATCTTCTTGTTTACCTAAATCTATTCCACAGTAGACTCTACCCTGTGGTGGTGTATAACTAGTAAACAGGTTTTTTTCTAGGTTTGAAAAGACTTCACCTCCACTATCTATAAATTTAGCGAGGTATTCTTGTTGAAATACATTATCTGGTAGTGTGCGTTTAGCATCTTCGATCTCTTCAGGTGAGATGTATGGTGTATCGTATGATGAACCAGTGTACGCTACGTAATTAGAGTGATCGTATGACCTCGCTAACTGAAACAGTTCATGGAACCAGTTTTTACCTTTAGGTGTAGAGATGAATAGAACCTTTTTACCTTTAACCATAAAGACTGGTCTAATAGCCTCTCGCCATGCATCCTCTTTCATAAATGCACACTCATCTAATACACCATATTCTATAGTTAAACCTCTAATGTTATCATACTTCTCTGCTGATCTGAAAATAATTTCTGATCCATTCTTGAGAGTAATATTGTTTTCTGAATAGTTACAAGATTTAACAAGACCTGATTCACCTATAGCACTCATTATTTCTTTCTGTACTTTACTAGTTTGTGAATAGGTTGGTGAAATCCAAAGTACTCGACATGGACCATCATTGATCATCCAGTATAGAGATAGATTAATAGCCATTAGTGATTTACCAAACTGTCTACCTACACATGCGACATGAAATTTTGCGTCACTCTCAATAATAGACTGAACCATTTCCCTTTGTTTAGGATGTGGAGTAAATCCTTGATATTGCATTAGTCTTCTCTTTTCTCTTGGTCATTAACATCAGGACCAAATTTAAATGCTATATTTTTAAAGAGATCATCACCGTCTTGACCAGTTACTTCAGTCCTCGCTAATTTAGGGATGATATATTCTGATAGTTTAATCATTGTATCCATAGCTTTTGCAGGATCCTCTGATGCGATCTGTGAGATCCAGAGTGACATTCTATCTAGATTCATTTCTACTAGATTTTGGTATGCTTGTCTAATCTCTTTAGTGTTTTTGTTTGGTACACCTTTTGGTCTACCATTACGATTAATGTTTTCGTCTCCTCCTTTAAATGAGCCCATCTTCTTTTAGTATTATATTTAGTTGTTTAATTACCGATTTTGCTATCGTTAATGTTTTTGCCTTGATTGTGGCTTTTGGTCCATTAGCATTCTCTTTTAGAGAGTATTTACCAGTGGAAGTTTCGTATACTTTAAATTCTTTCATATGTTTGACATTTGTTTTAGGTATTGACCAAATACTTGTTTCTTGACACCTTCTAAACATCTTCCACAAGTAGTGACCCTTTTGTTTTCGCCAGTTATAGAGTTGTAAATATTAAATAGATTCATTAACTGGTCTTCTGTTAATCTAATTGAAACTCTAAATATGGTTTGGTTTTTAGTTACCCAATCCATTTGATGGTCTTGTAATGGTTTTATTTTCATAATCTAGTTAATGTTTTGTATATTAGTTCTGATGCGAGAGATGCGCACCCTGCTGCTCCAACTCCAGTCCAACCATATTCTATAACAAATGGTATTAAACTCAACCAGAACGTCAGGCACATATTACATTTTAGTGGTTTAGATGGTAGTCTATCGAATTGGCTAAACACCTCTGCTGCCATATGACCAACCATTGCTAAACCTAGTATTTTAATTAGGATCATAATCTATATTATTATTTTTTAGTACTTGTTTTATATAATCTATTGCACCATTTACAGAGTTTGCTATACTAATTCTTGGTACTTTAGTTTTACGTGACAGTTCTGAAAAGTTTGGTGTCTCTAACCATTGTTCTAATAGTATAGCCATTTCCCATAACTTTTTATCTCTGTTACCACCTTCACCACATGTGTGTTTCATATCTTCAATAACACCAAGTATAGCTTCAATAGTTATATCTTTGTCCATATCGTACTCGTTCATTTCACCTAATGCATCATCATAGATGATCGCACATGGTTCCATTCTACCTTTCTGTCTGTATTCTGTATAGAATTGACTAGTGTTAGACCAGAACGATCTGTACATCATACCAGATAAAAACTTCATACCTTGTCCAGCTTGAGTTAACTCTTCATATCTTTCATGTTCATGAAATTTAATAATACAAAAATGTGCCAAGTCTTCCCATCCTTGATTTGATTTACAAATCTTTTTTGACATTAGCATTATCTCTTCGTAGTTATGTTCTAAAAAGTTATTCAAATTCTTCTAATATATCTATTATTATAGCACACTCTTCATATGCTTCTTGTTTAGTGGCTAATTCTAATCTAAAACGAAGTAATGCTAATGCTTCATCAAAATCATATTCAGCTTCTTCTAAATACTTTTCCAACATTAGGGTTCTATACTCTTGTCGCAAATCGTCATCATCACTAAAATAAAGACCTAATATTTGGTTTCGCCTGTTCATTCACACTGTCTATCAGCTTTTTTAATATAACCTATAGTCTCTCTAGTAAAGTTAAAAGACTTTTGACCAAATGTGTTACGTAACCATTCTCTATCTTCATCTTCATCTAACAGGACATTGTTATTTAAACACCCTAATATGTATGCCCATATCAATTGTTGTCTAGAGTCTTTTAATTCCTTTTCTATTAAATTGGTATTTCTACTAGCTTTACCATATTTATGTTTAGGTGGTTGTCTTCGCCAATGGAAGATTAACACATTATCATACAGATGACCAACATCTAACCACTCATTAACTATAGGGTTAGATTGAATCCACGCTGCTACACCATCCTTTCTTTTATTACAGATACGTATCACATCATCTATGTGCATAGTATATGTTTCTTGGTAACCGTAGCGTTCTGCTATTCTAGTACAGAACGCTACGAGAGTTAGTAAACCTTCATCTTCTAATTGTTCTGCAAATATTGGTATCTGTAGTGTCATATGTTATATATCAAATAAACTGGACGAACCACTGGTGCCGTTAGATGAGTCTTGTTTAGCTACTGGTTCAGCTTTAACTTGGTATTTGATCATCATCTTGTCTCCTAGTTTATACATCATTAGGTAGTCTCTTTTTATTAAAGATGCTATTACCTCTTCAGATTGAGCTACATCAGCTTTTTGAGTTCCAGGTAAATATAGTCCAATTGCTTGTGCAACTCTTCTACTCATGTATACTGCATCTTCAGCGCCATTTTTAGTTACTTGTGAATACAATGCTAGAATATTGCGTTCTACCATATGTAATTCATCTTTTGCACCTTTATGTTCTGGTCTAACAGTTAGTGTGCGATTGTGATATTGTTTTCTTTGTTCAGCAAATGATTTCATAAATTAATTATTTTTTTAGTTTAAATTGTAAATTACTCTTTTGACTGACATAGTAGATCTGCCTGTCATATCAGCAATTTGTTGAATACTAAATCTCTGTAGTCTCAGAGAAAGTATAGTTTGTTTTTCTTGGTTAGTTAATCTTGTTTTTCCTTGTGGTTTCATGATCTTTGTTTTTTTTAATGTTTTATAGTTATTATACTGGACTAGATCTAATTGTTTCATCTAGACCAGTAATATTTTATATATCCTAGAACAATTGAAAAAAAGTCATCTCATTGTGAAACAGTTTGGGCAAAGGTTCATATAATAAACGGTAGTTTTGAAAGAAGTGGTATATACATGGATCTGGGTATACGCTAGATGAGGTGAGACAAGGTTTCATTCTTTATATAGGGATGAATCTAAATGAATCCCCTATAATATTATTTAATATTATTTACCTTGCCTCGGGGAGGTATAGGCTTTGTGTCCATGAGGTATAGCTTTTGTGCTAACGAGGTATAGGCCTAATAGTATAAAAAGAATAAATTAATCAGTTCCCCAAAACCCTCCATATTTTCTACCACTATCCCTATATAGAGATAGAAATATTGGGGGTTTCTAGGATATACTATATTTTATACTTTTATACTAAATACAGTGTTACATGTTACACAAAAGGTATCGTTTCCCCTTTACCCTTTTATTATTATTCTATATAACTAATAATATAAATAACAGTAACAAAAGAGATAAAAAAGCAACTCTAGGTTACTCAATTAGTCTTTTTGTGTGTTACAATTCTAGAGTGATTTTGTAACAAAACAGCTTTTGAGTAACACAGAGTATTAGTATTAACTTTAAACTGTGCCAGTTCCATTGCAGCATGTCTCAAAACTACATAAAAAAAGGCGGAGAATACGATCAAACTCCGCCTTTTACTGATAAAAAAAATAATAATCACATATATTGAATGGCCTAAAAATACTGTATTCGGTTAGTTGGCAAACTGTGCCGAAATACTGGAGATGTATAATTATTCAATATACTATTTATATATCCCTTTTAATTATTGTTTCAAAAAATTATACAATTCTAATCTTTAATGCTCCATCAGTATGATAAACACCTCCGAGAGGAATCCCTCCAGTTGCTGCTGCAGCATCATCTGCGTAATTCATAGTAGCATAC